ACTTCCTTTAAATAAACAAATGTTTAATGCTTTTCTAGGTGCTAAATACTTAATGATAGCAATGGAAAATAATTAAGCTAAATAAAAACAAGAAACAATAATAAGGAAAAAACATGACACAAATACAAAACCAAAACCTACCATTCGCAGGTTTAACACTTACTATGTATAGCACAGGTAATCGAGCACCAAAAATGGAGTATCAAGCTTCATCTAACAAGGCTCAATTTAAATGTAGTTTAACTAAACAAATGTTTGATTTAACAAATATTCAATCTTGGTTAAATTCTCCACAAATAGAAAAATACACTAGAGCAGGCTATATTGCTAAATGGGGTTCTAAAGTAACACAAGGAGAGCCTACTCATTATAGTAATGGAATGAAATTAGAAATTACTTATTATTTGGTTAAACCATTTAATAAATCTGGTTACAATCCTCAACCACAACAACAACAAAATTATCAACAAGCTAAACAAGGTATTCAGCTTACAGATGATAAATTGCCAGAAAGTCCAAGAGAAGAAATAGATTGGGCTAAAGAAAGTGCAACTGATTTTAACCCAGAGCAATATGAACAAGAACTAGGTTAATGTCAGAAGAAGCAAAATATATACAAATACGACCACAATCTTTTGACCCTCATAAGATTATTTCATATCTAGATGCACTAGATAAAAGATTTGTAAGAGCAGAAATAGATTATGATGAAGTAAAAGATCAAGTTCAGGAAGTATTTGATTTTGTTGTTATTGAAAAAATAACTAATGAATCTATTAGTACAACTTTAGCAAAAACTAAAGCTAGTAATGATGAAAGATATAAGAAAGTTAAAAAAGAACTTTCAGATAAAAAAAAAATATATCTTTATTATAAAATAGAAGCTAAAAATGGTCATAGTTATTGTGAAAATTTAAAACAACAATCTATTAATCATCTAGCAACTGAAAAGCTTACTAGAGGATAAATGAATTTTACTAACGAAAATTGGATTGCTCCTTTATTTATCAGTTAGTAAATAGAGTTATTAGCGAGAGTTAATAATTTGGCTAGGGTGGTTCCTTAACTGGTTCTGAACTGCCCTAGTTTATAGTTACATCAAAATATTTTAAATCGGTATCTTCATGTATTCCTGTGTAAGAATACTCATAGTTGATTAATTCAACATCATCTCTTTTTTTAATTTCCTCAATCATTTCATTTACTTTTGTAAAATAAGGAAAGGTATCTATAAATCTAAAATTTACATAAGAACCATAAGGACTGCTTCTTGTTTCTAATTGTAATTCTAAATCTGTGATTACTGCGTCAACTTTAATATTGTCCATCTGGACACTATACTATTTCTTGCGCATGATGTCTGCACCTTTAAGTCCATAGATTGCACTAACTACTCCTATGAAAATTGCTTGGTACCAATATGGAAGATTTTTAAAATATTCAAAAAATGTATCTAGCTTTATGCGTATGTCAGGATCGTCAGAGAAAACAGAATAACCCAATAAAAGAATAGGCAAAGATACGAGAACAAGGACAAATTCGTCTTTCCAACCATTGTCATTACTTTCAATAATTTTTGCTTTATATTCAATTTCGCCTTTCGCCATTTGCTCTGCGTGACGCATTTGAGCATCTGACATCAACTCTTTTGTTCGTTGTTTATTTTGGTATAGCTTAGCCCCAGTCTTTACACCTAAAGATAATAAATTCAACCACATTATTTTTTTATCTCCTCTATAAGCATATCAATAACATGCTTTGCTTTTTCTAAATCTTCTATTTGTTTTTTCTTATCTTTGTGTTTCAAATTATATCTTGAAACATATTTAGTAATATGGGTTTGACAGGCATTAAAGTCATTTGCCATGCAATATGTCAAAGGCTGGATTTTAAGCTTCTTATAGTGATTCCCTGATACCTGTTCAGAAAATGACGAATTGTCGTTCTGCGTGGCTCTATGGCTCTTTAAAAGGGTCTTTTTTAATGTATTTGAGGTCATACTATCTTCTTAATCCAATTACCTTGATTGTCAAGCACCATTGGTAGTAATCGTGGCACACCATTAAGGATAACCCCACAACCTAGAATAAACCTTGTTCTAAAATTTTTGGCATAGGCAAAAGCCATATTCTTCTGGTCTATCATACAACCAACATTCATGCCAAAGAATAAATTGTCTGGATTTGCCCACCAAGAAATTACAAACTTTGTGTGATAGTGTCCTTGAACACAACTCATTGACATAGCTTGAGAAGTTTTAAGAACATCTGCACTACGACCATGGGTAAAAAAACATCTTTGTCCATTTGACATAGTAAGTGTTAAATCATCTATCCACTTCCATTTCTTAGTCCCTAAAAAATCTCCATAATCTCTTAAAAATTCTTTACTCATTCCATGCTTTAATGCTCTACGATATACTAAGCTTGAATGGTTACTATCTACTTCTGTAACTTCTGGAAATATATCTTCTAATTCTTTAATGTATTTTCTAGCCTCTTTTAATTCATGTCCAGCAGAATATAAATCTGGGTTGCTATCGTGCATTGATATAGCATGAAAGTCTAAGCTATCTCCTATATTGATAATTCTATCTGGTTTAAATTCTTTTTTTATTTCTTTTAAAAAGCTTATAGAATCTTTGTGGTGGTAAGGAATATGCATGTCGCTGATGACTAGGATTCTCTTATTCATACAATTATTGCTTGTACTTTCTTTTTTGCTTTTTGTAAAGGTTTAGACCTTATCAACTAAAAGCATAATTACATAACCCATAGCACTTATTAAAGAGCCAGCACAGATTAATAATATTTTTTCTATTCTATTTATTTGACCTTGTAAGTCATGAATTTTATCGTGTGTTGCCTTTTGCATTATACGACATAGCTTCTCATGTGATTCAATTTTTTGTAAAGCTGACTTACTCATTTTTTTTTCTTTGGCTTATATTTTTTGATAGCTTGAGAGATAAATATGTTTTTATACAAAGAAACCTTTTTGCCAAACTTCTTATCAGCTTTTCTTTTAGCTGATTTATAAGCCTTAGACTTTTTATTAAAAGATTTGGGTTTGCCTAATCTCTTTGGTCTAGCTTTAGCGTATATAGGTTTCTTTGTTGCCATTATTTCTTCTTCTTTTTAGATTTTTTCTTTTTTTTCTTCATTGGTGGACGACCTCTAGTCTTCCCATAAGTTCCTGTTCCCATTGGTGCCATAATATTCTCCTATTAATTAGTTAGTTTTCCACCAGACCATTTAGCGTCTGGTAATCCATTAGTATATGATTTGCCATCAAATGTTAATACTTGTTTTCTATTTGAGCCATCTTTGTATGATACATGAATCCACCCACTATTAGGTTCGCCTGTATAATACTCCAAGATCAGTTGGTCAAAATCTACATTGTTCTGAATCCATAAAGCTACTTGAAGATTAGAAACACCAGCTATTTCAAAATCTGTTGCATTTCCTGTAGTATGCTGTGATGTTTTTTTACTGCCTATTGCTTCGCATAATTCTTCTGATCTATAACCAGATGTAATAGTAACAGGCTTATCAAATTTAATTCTTACAGGCTCTAATACTTCATAACATAGATCGCCTAAGTTTTTAATCTCTCCAGCACCAGCTTTATTCTTGATACCTTTTCTTGTAGCAGTTTGGCTTTTTTCAAATTCTTCTAATGTAAAATGTTTTGATAACTGCATTTTAACTCCTTATGCTTTAGGTATATCTGATTTAACTTTAGCAATAGCATCTTCCCAGTTAGTAGTACCATTAACTTTATTCATAATTAATCTCCTATCCTGTATGCACCAAACCAAACACTTTTAACACCAGCATCAAATCTTGGTGTTCCAGCTGTAACATTGTTGTAACCAAATAATTCTAAATAATCTGATGTTCCATTCATATCTATTATTGCTGTATTAACTGGTGTAAGAGAATTTGCTTGATTATCAGTTGGGTCAAGTGTTGATTCTCTGACTATTGCACCATTTTTATATATTCCAGTAATAACAGCTGCTAAAGAACCACCAGAACTAGATTGTTGTTTGATACCACCATATACAAAATACTTACCAGCAACTGTAGGTGTAAAACGATAATTAGTTGAATTATCATAACAACTATCTGTATCAAAAACTTCTGTATCTATTTGTGCTTTTGTCCAACTGGCATCAGAAACAGTTTGGTCTGCTGATAAGTATGCCTCAAAAGCTGG